GATGTAAAGAAGTATGCCGGACAACAGACATTCTCTGTTGAATTGCTAGATCGCACATCTCCAGCATTCTTTGATGAACTCGTCCGCAACATGGGCGCAGCTTACGCAAAGGCAACAGATGCAGCAGTTCACGCAGCAATCTTTGCAGGTGCAACACTTGACAGCACATCCATTACAACATATCCAACAGCAACAGAATTGCTAGGATATATTTCTCGCGGTGCTGCTTCTGTTTATTCAGCAACACTTGGACTTCCAAATCCATTTGCTCGCAATCTCATTGCTAACACTTCACAATGGTCAAACCTTATGTCACTCAATGACACAGGTCGTCCAATTTACAACGAAGTAACAAATCCTATGAACCAACCAGGCCTTGCAACACCAACCGCTCTTCGTGGTCGTGTGGCTGGACTTGATTTATTTGTGACAGCAAACGTTGCTACAGCAAATAACACAGACAAAGATGGATCACTTATGATTGTGAATCCAGATGCTTACACATGGTATGAATCACCAACTTACCGCCTTCGCGCTGAATCAACAGCAGCAGGTCAGGTAACTATTGGTTATTACGGCTTTGGAGCAATCGCTACAAAGGTCGGTGCCGGCGCATTCTCTGTAAACAAGACCTGATAGAAACACCCTAAGTCGCTGGGAGTGGGGCGCAGCCCTTGCTCCACTCCCAGTCTTTAGAAAGGATTAAAATGGCACTTACAACAGTTTCAGAACTCCGCACCACACTCGGAGTCGGTACTTTGTACACAGATGCCGTTTTGCAGGAAGTGTGTGATGCAGCAGATGCAGTCCTACTTCCAATGCTTTGGGCAAAAGATTACTTTGCAGTTGCGCACTCAAAGACAACAACAACTGCAACACTTTACTTTGATACTGTTCACGATTTTATTATTGGAGATTCAGTAGTCATTTCCAACTGTGGAAGTGCCTGGAATGGCACTAAGACAATTACAGCAGTTGGTGACTACACAATTACTTACACAATTTCAGCAGCTAGTGCAACCGATAAAAATACAATCATGCCTTACGGCAAAGTTGCAGGCGATATAACAACTGACTGGACAACAGACACAGCAGTTCAGAACGCAGCCTTGATGGTAAGCGTAGATATTTGGCAGGCTCGTACAGCTACTCTTGGCGGCTCAAACCTTGTGGACTTCCAGCCATCACCATACAGAATGAGTGCCCAATTACTCGCAAAGGTCAGAGGACTTATTGCTCACGCCCTTGATCCACGTTCGATGGTCGGATAATGCCAGTTGCGCTCACTACTCTTAGAACCACGATTGCGACTGCTTTAGTCGATAACACTAAGTGGCAAACCTTTGCATTTCCACCAGCAACAGTCTTGGCTAACTCAGTCATTGTTGCGCCTTCTGATCCATATTTAGAACCAAATAATAATCAGCACAACACGATTGCACCAACAGCGAACTTTAAGATAATTATTACTGTGCCGCTATTTGATAATGAAGGCAATCTAAATGGAATTGAAGATGCCTTAATTGGTGTGTTCAACAAACTCGCAGCATCCACTTTGACCTATAATGTGGGAGCAGTTAGCCAGCCAAGCGTATTAAGCGCAGCATCCGGCGACCTGCTTTCTTGCGAGATGTCACTATCCGTTCTAACAACCTGGAGCTAATATGTCCGAATGGGAAAAAGAAAACGAAGCCTTCCTGAAGAAAATCGGGCAGGTTACTTCAGCACCAAAGCCACCATCTACTAAGAAAGACGAGGAATAATCCGAATGGCTATATTTCTAAGTAATAACGTAGGCGTTAAGATTAACTCCGTTGATCTTTCTGACCACGTCACAGCAATAACAATTAACCGTTCATTTGATGAACTTGAAGTCACAGCAATGGGCGATACTGCTCATAAGTTTGTTAAGGGCTTAGAAGCATCTTCTGTAACTATTGACTTCCTAAATGACACAGCTTCTGCAAACGTTCTAGCGACTCTTCAAGCTGCATGGGGAACAACTGTTACAGCAGTATTCCTACAGACAAAGGGAACAATAGTTTCTGCTACAAACCCACTTTACACAGTTTCATTGCTAGTCAATAACACAACAGACATCAATGGTGCTGTTGGCGATATTGGCACACAGTCAATTACCTTTACTGCCAACTCAACAGTTGCAGTAGCCACATCAGGTTCTTTCTAAACAACTAAACAAAAGGGGCAAATCATGGCAAAGTTAAAAGTAACAAGGGCAGATGGATCAGTTGGGGAATACCCAATTACTCCATTGGTGCAGTATGGTTTCGAGATTTACGCCAAGAAGGGCTTTCACAAGGCGTTCATTGAAGATCAGAAGCAGAGCGATATCTTCTGGCTAGCCTGGGAATGTATCCGCCGTTCGGGTGAAACTGTTAAGCCGTTTGGGGAAGGATTCATCGAAACTTTGACTAGCGTTGAAGTATTAGATGATGACCCTTTGGCTTAGGGCGCGACTCGATCACCTATCTGATTGCTAAATTAAGTGTCAGAGTCGGGATCGCGCCACAACAACTATTAGAGCTTGATGAAGTGATGTTAAAGAACCTAATCAAGGTTCTGCAAGATGATGCGAAGGAGATGAAAGATGCCAGCAACCGTCAGAGGCGGCGTTGAACTTCGCAAGGCACTTCGTAACTTCGCTCCGGACTTAGGCAAAGAAACACAAAAAGAAATTGCTAACGCCTTAAAGCCTGTTGTAAAAGAAGCTAAAGGATTCGTCACTCAATCGCCTTTAAGTAATTGGGCTAGAGAAGGTGGCAAGTTCCCTATCTTTATTGCTTCAATCGTCAAGCGCGGCATTGGCTATAAGACAACACCATCGAAGCCTAATCGCAGAGGCTTTACATCATTGGCTCAAATCCGCAATATGTCAGCAGCAGGCGCAATCTATGAAACAGCAGGTCGCCGCGCTCCAGGTAATAAACCTTCATCACGTCCTAATTTCTCAGAAGCAATGGGGCCGTTATATGGCTCAGGCAAAGATCGTGGCCGTTTAATCTTTCGTGCCTTTGAAAACGATTATGGCAATGCCACTAAAGCAGTTCTCAAAGCAATAGATAATGCAGGCAAGACTTTTAACGCCACAGTAGGGAAGCGATAATGGCCAATGTAGTCATAGATATTGCAACGCAATACACAGGCAACCCTGCATTCAAGAAGGCAATAAATGACTCTCAGAAACTAGAGAAGTCAGTTGCTAAATTAGGCAAGCAACTTGCTGGAGTCTTTGCTGCATCTAAACTCTTGGCATTTGGCAAAGCTTCTGTTAAGGCATTTGCAGAAGATGAAAAAGCTGCTCGATCATTAGCCCTAGCGTTAGCCAACACAGGTAATGCCTTTGCAGCCATTGGTGTAGAAAAGTTTATTGGCGATTTACAACGCGCTACTGGCGTTCTTGATGACAACCTTAGACCAGCCTTTAGAACCCTTCTAACAGCTACAGGCGATGTTAAGAAATCACAAGATGCGCTAGCACTTGCGTTAGATATTTCTAGCGGCACAGGTAAAGATTTATCGGCAGTCACAGCCGCATTATCAAAGGGTTTTTCAGGGCAAACTACAGCTCTTAGCCGCTTAGGCGCAGGTTTATCTAAAGCAACTTTGGCCTCGGGTGATATGGATGCAATTACACAGGCACTTACAGACAAGTTTAAGGGACAAGCGTTAGCAGCAGCGCAAGGTTACTCAGGGCAGATGGATCGTTTAGCAGTTGCATCCGCTAACGCTAAAGAGATTATCGGTAAAGACCTGCTCGACTCTATGCAGTTAATAGCAGGCAAAGATGGCATAGGTGGCGCGGCTACAGCTATGGAGTCTTTCGCTACTCAGATAGGTAATGCAATCTATGGCATCGGTGTTCTTACAACAAAGATTAAGTCCTTACCAGGTGCAGACTTCATAGGAAGATTCCTAAGCGCAGCAACTCAGGTATCTGGGCTAGGTGCGTTATCTAAGTTTGGTGCATCAAGTAAAGCAGCATCCGCCGGGACTCCAGCACAATCTCCTGGACAACGCAAAGCCATTGACAAAGCCAACGCCGATGCAATCAAGCTTCAAAAGACTAAAAACAATCTTTCAACAATAGATAACAACAATACTGCTAGAAAACTTGTCCTAACAGGCGACCAGTTAGCCCTTGCTGAACTGGAGAAGAAATTTGATGTAGAGCGCATTGGCTTATTTGCTGCCATGAATCAGGCAACTGATGGTGAAACAAAGATGCGCTTATTATCCCTTATTGCTATTCACGATCAAAACGCTGCTTTGGCAGGACAGATTAAAAAACAGGAAGAAACAACAGATGCTATGGAAGCATTCCGTCAAGCAATTCTGGCTTCAATTAGAGCATTACTTGACAAGATTGCAGCAGAACAATTAAAACTCCTGACATTGCTTGGAATTACTCCTACACCGCCAACAGCAGCAGCAGCAATTTCATTTAATGCTGGCTCAGCGCGACTAGGAGAATCAGCAGGCAACATTGCGGCTGGATTGCCTGCTAGCGGATTGACTTCTATGGGTTTTGGAGATGCACATTTAGGCGCGTTGGCCAGACAAAGTGTAAATAATAGCCCATCTATTAACATCCAAATCAACCCAGCCGTTGCAGGTCTGATTGATGTCATTCAAAATCAATCAGCTTCTGGTGTTTCTACAACTGTTAATCGATTGAATAGCCCTTACATAGCATGAGTGCTTATCCAATAACATTAAAAGTAACTATTGATTTTTCAAATGGTGCTGTTTTTGGTACAACTTTAATTCTTGATGATCCCGATTATGGCCAACTTGAATATAATGTTTTAGGTGATACCGCTTCGCAAATTGTAGATGTTACAAGCACAACCACAAATATATCTATTAAGCGTGGCTATAACCTTTTACAAGACCAATTTGAAGTAGGCCAATGCACATTTCGTGTTGTTGATCCAAATGCTTATTTTAACCCCCAAAATACAGCTTCTCCGTATTATGGGAAATTGTTGCCACTTCGTAAAGTAAAGATTTCAGGCACTTATTCAGGCACTACTTACACTCTATTTTCAGGATATATTGAGTCTTACAATTACACATATCCAAAAGATCAAGACACAGGTTTTGTCCAAATTGTCTGCAACGATGGTTTTCGTTTAATGAATATGACAAACATTACAAGTGTCACGGGTGCTGCAAATGGCAATTCAACAGGAACAAGAATTAACCAAATTTTAGACCAGATTTCATGGCCTGCATCAATGCGTAATGTGGCAACAGGGGATAACTTAGTTCAAAATGATCCAGGTACTGCCCGTCAAGCTTTGCCTAGCCTTAAGAATGTTGAGTTTGTTGAACAAGGAGCTTTCTATTGTGATCCAGATGGGAACGCTATATTTAAGAGTAGAACACAAGTTTTAGCTGCTGCCGGAGCGACAGCTACTGTGTTTAACAATGACGGTTCTACTGGTATAAATTATTCTGGCGTTACATTTGCCAATGATGATAAATTGGTCATAAATTCGGCTTCATTTCAACGAATTGGCGGCACGGCACAAACAGCTAGTGATAGCACTTCGATAGCCACCTATTTTCCTCATTCAATTCAACAAACAAATCTTGTGGGTTACAACGATACAGATATGCTCAATGCGGCTTTGTCGTATGTGGCGACCCGTAAAGATACGACAATTAGAATTGATTCATTAACACTTGATTTGACAACCCCATCTTACGGATCAGGCGTAATAGCCGCTTTAAGTCTTGATTACTTTTCTCCGGTCAGTATTACTAATTACCAACAGGCAGGAACTGTTTTAACCAAAAGCCTAGAAATTGTCGGTGTCCAGCATGAGATCAGCCCTAACTCTTGGAAAACGACTTTTACAACAAGTGAACCCATAATCGATGGCTTCATATTAAACTCATCCATATACGGTATCCTAGATACCTCAGTATTGGCCTACTAAGGAGTAATTATGGCAGCACCTCTAGGCTTTAAGACCTTTACCACTGGTGAAGTATTAACAGCCGCAGACACTAACGGTTATCTTATGCAGGGCGTTTTAGTCTTTGCAAGTGCAGCCGCACGCACAGCAGCAGTTACCTCACCACAAGAGGGCCAAACCTCTTACCTAAAAGATACCGATGAGATACAGGTATATTCGGGATCAGCGTGGGTTACTAAGTCAGGGGGATCATCCTCAAGCCTTGCACAAATTGCAACAGGTACTTTAAGCGGTGCAAGTGTTACCATTTCGAGTTTAAGCACTTATGATCAACTATTTATTCAACTAACAAATGTTTATATGTCCACTGATACAGGCATAAGTGTTTTAATAAATAACAATACAGGGGCGTCAAATTATTCGTGGAATGGATTTTCAATAAATGCTAATGTTCCAAGCGCAGCGAAGCAAACAGTAACGCGTGCAGGTTGGATGCCATTTTATCAAAATAACATGCCAAGCAGCAGCCCAGATAATACAACTGGATTTACTATAAACAACTGTAAAGCCGCTGGATTTACTAACGCTTATTGGTCATCATATTATTACGCAAACACTGGTCAAAGCGTTTCAGAATCTGCACAAGGTCGTTATTTAGTAGCAGAAGCAGTTTCAAGTTTGGTTCTTAAAGCAAACGCAGGAACATTCAGCGGCGGTACTTATACGATTTGGGGTGCATAATGTTTAAGATAATTCATAATGTCGAAACAGGCGAAATTACAACAGTAGAATTGGCTGGTGATGAATTAACAGAATTTATCGCTAATGAAACAGCTGCCAAAGCAGCAGCAAAGAAGGCTTCAAAAGAATTGGCTGATGAACTAAGCGCACGAGCAACCGAAAAGGCTGCACTGTTAACTCGACTCGGTTTAACTGAAAATGAACTAAAAACTATTCTCGGATAATGAAGCCATTATTGTGCAAGGCAGGTCAGCAACTTCGTGAACAAATCGATGATTCGTTTCCCGATAGAGATCGTAAGTCTGATGGTTGGATAGGCGATGCTCGCCACTCAGCAACTAAATCAGATCACAACCCTGATTATTCCGTTAAGAATAGTGAATGGGCAATGGTCAGGGCTATTGATGTGGATAAGGATCTCGACACACGCCCCAGCACAGGTTCTTATCTTGCCGATCAAATACGTCTATGTGCCAAGTCAGGTGAAAAACGAATTGCTTACGTCATCTATGCAGGCAAAATCGCTTCCGCTAAGAAATCTTGGAGTTGGCGTACTTACGATGGGATTAACCGCCACGATCATCACATCCATATTTCATTCACTAAAGAAGGCGATCAGAATGGTCGCTGGTTTGACATCCCAATGTTAGGAGCAAAGTAATGAATGACCTAAAAACAGCAGCAGGCTCATGGGCTAGAGCATTCTTAGTAGCAGTTCTATCACTTGCAGCAGCTGGTGTCACAGAGCCAAAGGCGTTAATCGCTGCCGGACTTTCATCATGCTTGCCACCAATTATTCGTTGGCTAAACCCTAACGATCCGAGCATGGGCATTCAGAAATAATGACTGCCCTTAACTGGGCGGCTCTTGCAGTTGCAATCATCTCCATTGTTACTGGCTTTGTTGGATCAATCCGCTGGCTAGTAAAGCATTACTTAAATGAACTAAAACCAAATGGTGGTTCATCGATGAACGATAGATTGAATCGGCTTGAAGGGCGTGTCGAAACAATCATTTCTTTATTGGAGAGGTGACACTTATCTCATGGCAAGAAAAGCAACCAAGAAGCTTGTGGATGAAGGCTATTCCAAGTTAGATGCGTGGGCTATTGGGATACATGAAATGTATCGTGCATTACGCCGCGCAGGCTTTGATGTTGATTTGGCACTTGCCATCATTGTAGAGAAACAGGCTTATCCTGAATGGATACTTCCATCGCCTATTAACCCAAATATCCCAGAGCCAGACTGGTATGACGATGAGGATGAATGAAAAGAACTGTAGTAGTTCCAGACTTACAAGTTCCCTATCACGATCCAGTAGCTGTTAAAAATGTTGCAAGTTTTATTAAAGCGTTTCG